TATTGATGGTATATTTGAATGTTATACACTTGAAGACCAATATCAAGCAGTAAAAGTTATGCATGAAACTTGCATACCAGAAGGAACATACGAAATAAAGTTTAGAACTGTAGGTGGATTCCATACTAGATATCAACAAAGATATGGAGCAGACCATTATGGAATGCTTTGGCTACAAGATGTACCAGGATTTGAATATATCTTAATTCATACAGGGAATACAGACGAACACACATCAGGTTGTCTTATAGTTGGTGACACTCAACAAGATTTAGACGTTAATTTTAATGGTATGGTAGGAAGCAGCAAAAATGCGTACATGAAACTGTATGAAAAAGTTGCAAAACAATTATTGATAGGTAACAAAGTTACTATAGAATACAGCAAAATACAGCTAGAACCTCAAGAACCTAATGATGTCTATGAGAAACTACAAGAGATTAGCGGTAATATAAAAGTTTTGAATGCTAAACTTAGCGGTAGGAATATTACATAATGTCAGATTTATTTGAAAAAAATAATAGAAAAAGAGACCAAGAGGGTAAGTTCAAGAAGGACTTATGGTGGACTCCTTGGAATGATGCATGGAGTTATAAAATGAGTGAAGACCTCAAAGACATGTTGGAAAGAACTGCATGGACCTTCATTGAAGCGTTCATCGGTGCATTGACAGTTGCTCCATTAGTAGGTGTAGAAGCTGAAACTATTCAGTTAGCTGCTCTTGCTGGTGGTGGTGCTGCACTTGCAGTTGTGAAAACATACGCCAAAAAACAAATTAGTAAGTAGGTTAGTAGCAAAGCCAAGGTCTTATTCCTTTCTTCCTTGGCTCTTGCTAGATTAAAAAGGAGCTTCTCCTTCTTTAATATCATCTAATGACTTTGCTTTAGGTAATGACATACCATTTTGTACTGCAGCAAAGTCTTTCCAAGCTTCTGGTGTTTCTTTATTATCCATCCACCAAGATTTAGCAAAGACTTTTCCATCTACTGTATCTCCTGCTGTACATTGAGCCATTGCTTGACATCTAAAGTCAGGACTTCTAGGTTTATTTTTTTCATGTGCTTTGTAATATTTTACTCTTGCGTTAGAACCACAAGGACATATAAGTCCATCTTCATCAATAGCTAAAGCACCATTAGGATGTTTTGCACCTTTTGTATCACCAAATCCTGCTTCTTTAATTTGCTCTATTGGAGAAGTAGCAGAGGAGACAGCCACGGACTCCTCTGCTTTCTTCTTGGTATCAGTGGTTGGCGTTACTGAATTTCTCTCGACTTTTGCCATCTCTTCACGGCTCGGTCTTGCCTTTTTACTTCCTTGATACTTCCAATTAGCTAATGCTCTACCTATTGCAGATGTTTCACAGTTCTCCATCCAAGATGTAGTGTTTGCAAAACCATCTCCTTTTGTCTCTTGTGCAATACCTGTAGACACAAGTCTTCCATCATTGTCCATAATTTCTGCTTTTATTGTTACACAAGTTCCATCATCAGTTATATGTACAACATTTGTTTCTATACGTCCTTCAGGATTTTCTTTCCAATATTTTTTTAGTCTATCTTCGACTAATTCATAGTCGTCTAAGTTGAATTTCGCCATTCCACTCTCCTTTTGTATTAGCTTTTATTCTTCTTCTTGTAATGAATCAATAGGATTCACACCAAGTTTTACTGGTATGTACTCATATTTGCCATTAATTTTTACAATAAACTGAGGTATACTACCAACCCCTGCAAATTCAACAGCAACTACTTTTGTATCATTCATTTATTCCTCCAAATTCACAAGATACTCAGCAGTAACTCCTTTTGTAGGTTTCACAAATAAACAAAATTGTGAAGGTCTACCCATACTTGCTAACTGTTCTTGTGCATAACTGTTATAACTTTCTGTAGAACCATTTACCCATACACGAACATCATTGATGTACAAAGATGTTGGTGTGTGATAGTGTCCACAGACTGCGTGTGTGAAGTCTTCCATCAATCCTTGTGATGCAAGAGCTTTCCAGCCCAGTATTTTTTTGTTGTAACCATAAAAAGGTACACCCATTGTTCCACGAATATTATCTCCATGAAAACAAAAAAACTTGGCTTTTGGACCAAGTCTTGCAACTGTGTACCAGTGGTTGTCAACACCTTCAGGGATAATAAACTTGATTCGTTTTTCCCCTGCAAACATTGTTTGAAGAATTTTTCCTAACATTCTGTCAGCATTTGTCTCAGGATTATAGTCTCTTCTAGACCTACCACCTAAAGCTCCATGATTTCCAATAACCCAATATACTTCTACTTCTTTAAAATTTTCTAACAAGATAGATAGAAATGTATGTAATATTCTTGGACCATCAACAGTAACTTGTCTATACAAAGAACTGTCTATTAAATGTGACTGTCCTGGAAATATGAGTTCACCCTCGACTATGTCACCCAATGCAAGTACTGCACATTTATTTACATTGTGTGTAGCTCTTTGTATTTCTGTTAGCTTAACTATCTTTTCTGCATACCTTCTTACTCGTACCTCTGCAACAGCAGTGTCGTAGTCTGGGGTTCTCTTTGCGAGCTGGATATCAGAGAGCAATGGGACACAAATTTCAGTTTGGGTTTTTGGTTTGTGTTTGAGTTTGGGAGTTGTGATATCTGGAAATTCAAGCGTTCTCATACCATCTCTAGCACCAGAAAATACGGCTTCTACCATATCGGCTTTCTTGTCTTTGAGTTTGTCAATCTGTTTGAGTAATCTTGCATTGGTATCTTTTAAGTCTTTTATTTTATCGCTTTCAGCTTCAGCTATCAGCTTCGCTAGTTCTGTGTCAATTTTTTTGGGCATAGCGTTTCTCTAAATCTACTAGCCACACTCGTACTCTACTGCGTGATACTGTGAAGTCGTATTGTTCTTCTAGTATCTCAGCAACAACTCGTGCGTTAGCCTTTTGTCCGTGATTTTCAACCCTGTCTGCTAGTGTTTCTATAAAAGGAATTGCTTCTTTCGGCATACGATTTAGCCAAGTGTCCATACCACCCCTAGTCTTTTGAGTAGCATTGGAAATAAGATTTTCAATTACCTGTTCTTTATTTGTATCTGTCATAAGGTAATCATATCGTGATTGTGTTTTAATTGCAAGGATATTTGAAATAAATGCATATGCATATGCATAAGAAAAAAATAAAAAAAATAGGCGAGTGCCGAAACACTCGCCTATTTTACACGGCAGAAATATTCTAGAAGAGAGAGCGACTAGATTATTTCTTTACTGATAGCTGTTTAGCTACCTTCTTTACCATATCAATATCATTGATAGGTATAATATTATTCAATAATACAAACCTTTCTATCTCTTTAAGTTTGTCTGTTGCTAATGTACAAGGATAACCATTGTCATCAACACCAATTACTTGTTGGTCGCTAACCCAAAGTCTTGGCTCTGGTTTTTCTGCTAGAAGTTTAAGAGCTTCAAAGTCAACAGAGTTGTTTCCGTGCATAGCAAGTTCGCTGATAGCTTCTGTATCAATCCTACCATTGTCTGCAATGATACGGATATCGCCATCAAATCCATCTCTCTGAGATGAATAGCCTGTATAACCAGCAATCCAACTAGCTGGAAGTAACTCCACAACTTCTTGAACATCACTTGAACTAAAGCCCATACTTCCAGAACAGTCAATCATCACACTACCACCTGCAACAGTTTTTCTGTTTTGAAATACCTTTCGGTCAGTAGTAAGTCTGTTCTCTAATGGCTTTGTGTACTCTAGCATTAGGCTTGAACTTGTGTATGTTACCAACACCATGAACACCACCTGCATTAGTCCTATGGTCAACAAAGTGTTGCTTGTGATTATGGTCTGCTCTATCCATAATATTTTTCTTTAGCTCATCACTTAGTTCTTTAGGCAAAGTCAAGCCTTCTGGTGTCATTTCTTCTTTTGGTTTACTCTTTGGAGCAACATAAGATTTACTCGGCAATTCAGTAGGAAGCCCACGCATAGAGCCACCATAAGTTTGTCCATCAAGTGCATTGTATATCTTGGATATACGATACCTAAGCATAGACTTTGTCAAGTTAGAATTTTTTACTTTCCAATTCTTTTCTTCGTCATCATATCGCCA